GGCTAGTTGCTTCATCATTTAATTAAGCATTACGTCCTGGAGCACCGTTAAGAGGACTCTTAACAACACCTACACTGGTCTGACCTGCTTTGTCACCTGTACCAGCACCTACTGGGCCTGGGCCAGCACCTTTCTTCTCGGCACCGTGTCCGCCAGCAACTTTGCTTAGTGTCTTAACGCCAGACTTCATACCGTCGACGTTATGGATGCCTTTAGCAAACTTTTCTCCGCTTTCGGGATTAATACCTTTGCTTGGCTTGTTTGGGCTTGTACCAGTGTTATGACCACCTTCGTCGCCGCCCTTACCACCTAGGATATTACCTGCTGTAGCGCCAGTTGTTGGCTTACCTTTACCAGAGCTAATTGGGCTCTTGGTGTTTTCGCCAGTGGGCATACCGTCGCCGGTATTCTTACCTACGATAGCACCTTGTTGCTTTTGACTGTTTTTGTCCCAGTCATTACCAACTTTTTCAACATACTCACGTGTCATACGACGACCTTCAGCAAAGCCCATCATTTCATCGGCTTTTTTTTCGTCGTCGTCACCGGGCATTTTATCCATTGGCATGTCATCGCCTGGCATGTCATCGCCGCCACCTAGTTTAGCAAATGCGGCTTCTAGCTGGTCAATGGCCATTTTGATATCCATTGCTACTTGTTCTTCTTCGTCGGGTGGTAGATCGTCACCGCCCATGCTGCCCATTCCGGCGTCTGAACCAAACTTGTCGGCAGCATCACCGCCCATAGGGCCTTCATCATCGTCGCCTTCTAATTCATAAGAATCTTCTAGGCTGTGATCCATACCTTCTTCAGCATCCATTTCTGCTTCATCAACAGATTCTTCAGCATCCATTTCTGCTTCATCAACAGATTCTTCAGCATCCATTTCTGCTTCATCAACAGATTCTTCAGCATCCATTTCTGATTCGTCGACTTCTGATTCGTCGGCTTGTTCTTCTTCAGCGATTAGATTTTCATAGATATCGCGAGACTTCTCAACCACGATTTCATGAAAAAGCTCATTGGCTTTATCCATTTCTTCGTTCACAAGATAGTCTAGCAATTGTTCAAATTTTGTAGACATTGCGTTTGTTCTCCTTATTCGTAGCGGCAAGGCTGTCGAGTATATTTACTGACAACCAGAAATACTTATGTGAAATAGGCCAAAAACGAGTCGTTTTTGACTAAAGTGGTAGAGATTTAACTCTATATTGACAAGTTTTGTATAAAATATTTAAGATTTTATCCAAAAAACTTATAGTAACAGTTATTAGGCCGCTGCTTCGGGCGGAGGAGCAGCGTACATTTTACGGACAAGACCTAACTCTTCTCTAACTTCTTTGTCGTGTGCTTCGGCTGCTTTGCGAATATCATTAAGTGTTCTCAGTGTGAGCCTAGTTTTTCTTAGGTCTTTATCACGAAGGACAGACGTATCATTATGACTCAAATAACGATTATCGTCTTGAGGATCGGCATGATTTTTATCAAAATAAATGAATTCACGTAAAAACATAATGTTATTTATTTTATGCCGGAGGAGTTGCCGGAGCCGTAGCTGCCGGTGCGCCTGCTTCTGGCGCAGGCATTTCTGTACCTAGGTCAGCAGTGTTTGTGTTCATAGCACCCAGATCTCCGGACATGGTATTTGCAGAAATACCCGCAGATCTTAATTCAGCACTGGCACTTAAATTTGTATCTTCGTCTACGTTTTCCTCTTTCCACATCTTTTCATTTTCAGCAATTTCTTCAGTTGTTAGACCTAGGAAACGCTTCATAGCAAATCTCTTGCTAAGGAAAGGAACACCAATTAATGTGCCAAAGACGTTTGTTCTTGCTGTGTCCATTTCTGCCTGACGATAGCTGGCAAAATTCTGTGGAGGATTAAATCTAAGATCAAAGATGTTTGAATCAATGTTAATACCCTTGGTATGAAGATACATTTTAAACTCTGTATCAAACACTTCGTGCATTAAACTTTGTAATCGTTCGCAGTATTTGTTGAATCTAAGTTCTTGAATGTATGCTGTTCCAACTCGACCATCATTGAAATTTGATCCTCCGTCGTCAGGTCCAGTAGGGAGATAACTGCTAGGGATACGTAAAGCCCTAAACAACTTATTAGTAAAATACTTAAGGTCATCAATTTCTCCTAAATTAGTACCGCCTGGGAGAATTTCAACTTTACTGCCACGGCCTTCTGCGGTCTGCGGAAAGAAATAGTCTTCGTTTATGCTCAAAGGATTGTATCCGCTGTCAACTACAGTCTGACTACCACCTGTGCTGCTGGGAATTCTACGCTGATTTACTTCGTTTTTAACACGTTCAACAAAGCCCATGGCCAAGTGACTGGGCATGTTACCTACGTCGATATAAAACACACGACGTTCAGGGGCACGTTGAACACGATAGATAATGATAGCATCTTCTAGTAGTTCTTTTTGTTTGAATACTTTAAAGATACTTTCTAATAAACTGTTACCAAAAGGATAATTGTTATCTAATCCTTCACTCATTGAAATATGAATTACATGACGAGCATCTATGGTGTACTGATTTTGATTTACTTGAAATCTACTGGAGTTTGTACTGGTAGGAAACGCTCCTACCATACCGCGACTGCCACCGGCACCGCCCTGGCCTGTGCCATAGCTGCCACCAAATTGACTGCCACCGCCATGAACATTACTAGGATTAATAGCAGTGGTAGTCAATGCTTCAAAGTTAGGATTAAAATCACGTATAACATACTGTTCAGGTTTTTTACCTTCTGATTCATTAACGATGATCTTGTCAACTTTAGCAGGATCTACGTACATCCATTGTTGTGTTTCAGGGTCACGGACAAAGAAAACGTCTCCGTATTTGAAAGCGTTGCGAACAACTTTAAAAATACGTTTATCAAACTTGTTTAGTTTTGTCCACTGTTGTAGACATTTTTTTAAAATTCTAGTTTCGGTTCCAGTGGCAGTGTCTTTGAAAAATATCTGAAATGGTGTTTTGTTTTCTTGATTTTCCTGTGTACAAAACTCTGCTAGAATGTCTAGGGCTGCGTTAACTTCGCTGTCCCAATCCATAGTGTCATATTGACCATAACGTTCTAGTCTATTAGGATGTCCTGAATAAACGTCTGGCAAATAACTAGAATAATTTGCTCTACTTGGATTCACATTTGTTCCACCTGCCATAGCACCGCTGATAGGACTTAGTGTTCCGTTAGTGTTTACAGGTGTAAAGAATTTTTTCCAGGACATATTTTATACCAATTGAAATGCGTCGTTACCTAATCGTTTTGTAACTTGAACAGTATCTTTGGTATTCTGTTCAACTTTTTGTGTTACTGCGACTAGGGTTCGCATTGTGTTATTTAAGGCTAAAATGCTTTCTGCAACACCTTTCTGACTAGCGGCATCAACAATTTGAGCAATTTGAGATTGGGTTGCTACTGTCTCTCCGGCTTGAATTTGAACCGTGGTATTTTCTTTTTCCCACCAATTGCCAGTCATACCTAATGTACCTGAATGACGACGTGCCTGAGGGTTCATTTCCACTGTTCTTCTACTGGCGATAAGGGTCTCTAGTTCCCTTTCTCGAGCTAATCTTTTCGTTTCGGAATTTTGTTCTCTTTCTGCTAATATTTGTTCTGCTCGTTGTATTCTTGCCTGCTCCATGCGATAATCGCTGCCACCGGTATAAATTTCCATAGCTTTTTGACGTCTAGCAGGATCTTGTATAGCATTTATCTCGTCCATTTTCTTTTGAATTCTTGCTTTAGCTTCTTCAGCATCTTTGGCTGGGCCGCCGAATAAGAAATCTTTTATAGCTGTCCACAATTGAGAAGCCACCATTTCAAAATGCGACTGAAGCGGAGGTCTTAGCTTATCCCATAAATTTTGCATAGCTCGTGTAATAGGTTCTCCAATCACTTCCCAGATATTTTTGAAACCTTCGCCAAGTTTTTCTATGGCTTTTGAAAATGCTCCACGTATACCATCTGTTTTAAACGCTACAGATAGCTCATCAAAAGTTTTCTTAAACCAAGTTATGACTTTTTGGAATATAGGATAAAGTTCTTTGGAAATTTGATTTCCAAAATTTATCAAATATCCTGCGATAGGACCAATTAATTGATTTACCAACTCCATTATTCCTACGCCAAAGTTTTTGATGTTCACATTCGCCTGAGCTAGAGCTGCGGCTGTGCCCACCGCTGCCTTCTGCTGATTTTGTCCGGCAGTTCTAGCCATTTCATTGGCTTCTTTAGTAAACACCTGGCCCATTTTTAATGCTGTGTTTTGTAGTTTAGCGTTGTTTACTAAGTTATTACCTTGTAAACTTAATATACCTCCAACATTGCCTAAAGGTCCTATAAACTGGTTGTAGGCACGACCTATATCCGCACCGGCTTTTAATTGTATGGCCAATCTTTCTTGATCTGTAAGTTTTGCGTTCATTACAGATTGATAAATCACCTTATAAAAATCGTCAGCAGCTCCATTAGTCTGTACTGCGAAATCTCGCATAGCGTCATTGATAGGAACGGCTGCTGTTCCTCCGGTCATAAACATCTGTTTAATTCCATCAGCTGCGCCTTTGCCGCCAAATTCTAATGCCTTACTGATAGCTGCTTCTGCTCTTTTAGCTTCTTCAGGAGTCAAACCTTGAGTAAAAGTTTTCCAAGCAGCATCAAAAGATTTTTCTTTTAATTCTTTTTCTAATTCTTCTCTGTTTTTACCTGTAGCTCTACTAAACAGATCTAGTTCTTTGGCAGTGTTAGCCACTGCTGCGGCTACTCTATCATTATTCTGTAGTTCTGCTTTGTTAAGATTGCCCTGCTGATTGTACACAGCTCCTAGAAGTTCTGCTACACTTTCAGATGTATAACCAAGACCCAATAGCTGTTTAGAATACTGACTACCTGGACCCATTAATTTTGCCTGTGTATCGACAAATTTTCTGATACCGTTATCTACATTGCCTCCCAGTGTTGAAAATATTTCACTGTTAGCTCTAACTACCTTAGAAAATTCGTCCATTGACAGAAAACCTCTAGTAGCCATCAATCTCATGTCAGAAAGATTTCCACTAAAAGTCGCACCAGCACGAGTCATTATATTATAGTAATCTAGCAGTCCTTCTTGATATCGTACAATATCTGCTGCCAGACTCATTACTGAACCTATGAAAAATGGCAGATCCCTAAAAGCATTATAGAAATCGCTGAGTTTTGCCGTGCCCATGGCAGCACTTTTTGCGAATTCATAAAGATTACCAACTGTAGCTGTTAGTCCTCCTATAGTTTTACCAACAATAGTTCCAAGCAAAGAAAATGCGCCGCTGACTAAACTGCCTGCAATTCTTAGGCCACCCAAAGCTGCGCTGGCCGCGCTGGCAGCAGCACCTACACTGGCTGTGGTGCCAGAACCTGAACCGCTGCCTGTGCCGCCTCCAGCAGAACCCATGCGGTTTATCATACGATTAAGGCCCACAAGGTTAGCATTCATGGCCTGCGCCACGGCTAGTAAGTCTTGTAATGTTGCTTCAGTTGCGCCGTTCATAATTTAATAAAATAGGAGTTTTCTACGTATATAAATAATTTGCCATTCATAGACAGTTTATTTATCGGAGACAAAAATGCAGACTTTTCCAGGCACGCCAAAAAACAATCCGTTGGCCAATTTTATGCGCCAACCAAAAATTTACATCAACCTCCCCAGTAAAGGAGAATTTTGGCCACCGGGTAGTCTAGACATGCCCGAGTCTGGTCAGCTGCCAGTGTTCTCCATGACTGCCAGAGACGAGCTGCTGTTTAAAACACCAGACGCACTGATGAATGGACAGGCCATTGTTGACGTTATTCAGAGTTGTATTCCTAACATTAAAAATGCGTGGACCACTCCTACAATAGATCTAGACACTATATTAATTGCTATTAGACTAGCTACCTATGGCGAAAGAATGCCGTTTAAACACAAGGTACCCAACGCAGGCGAAGAAGTTGACTACGAGTTAGATCTGCGTATGCTATTAGATCAGCAGGGGCAGAACTATTGGCTAGAGCAGGTAGCAGTAAGTCCAGATCTGGTTATTTTTGTCAAGCCCTTGACCTATAAACATATGACACAGGCCAATATTAAGAGTTTTGAAACAACTAGAATTTTAAGTTTGGCCAATGATGATACCATGCCCGATGAAAAGAAATTAGAACTGTTTAATCAAAGTTTTTCTAATTTAACCAAAGTCACAGTGGAATTACTAGCCGAAAGTGTGTATAAAATTCATACGCCAGAAGCCGAAGTAACTAATCCTGTGTACATCAAAGAATTTTTTGAAAATGCTGACAAAGATATATTTGCCAAGGTTCAGAAACACTTAAATGAATTAAAAGTTCACAACGAACTTAAACCGCTGACGTTCACAGCGACCCCTGAACAGATCGCAGCCGGCGCCCCAGAAACTTATCAAGTACCTATTAACTTCAACGACGCAGATTTTTTCGTCTAAGGCTTTTGACTATGACCATGGATGAGATCCAGGCAGAAGTCGATAAAATGGAAAAAGAGTCAAAAGCCCTAAAAGAAGAACTGTATAGATTAGCTTGGTTTATGAGAGGAGCTTTGACTTTTGAACAGGCTTTTCAACTTGATCTACAAGATAGAGAAATCTTAGCCGGACTAATCAAGTATAATCTAGAAACTACCAAAGAATCCGGATTACCTTTCTTTTAACGACGATTTAAAATTTGTTCAATCTTTTGAACTCTAGAAATTAGGTCGTTGAATTCTTTATCAGATACGTTAGCGCCTGCTGCACCAGCAGATGATGAACCTGGATAGTCTGTAGCCGCAGATGTAGGTGCTGTTGTAGCAGCGCCAGGGCCACCAACGGCCTGTACACCGGCTGAATAACCTTTCTTAGCAGCTCTAGCCATACCTTGTGGTACACTGGCAATGGCACCTGCTGCCTTGGCTAATTGACCTGTAGCTTTGGCCAAGTTTGAAGGCGCTAAAACTTTTTTAGCAGCGCCGGCAATTTTAGATCCTAGACCAGGACCTGCTGGTAAAGGTTGATCCAAAGTAGGATCTCCTGTAGGACCTGCCTGTGCGGTCGAAGGCGCAGTACCTGGTTGCGATTGTATAGTTGCCTTAGGAGTACTCGAAGCTCCTGGAACAGTTATAGGATTCATTGATGCAGGGACACCAGTTCCAAAATTAGGAGTAGCTGCTGTTCCAGTGGCCGATTTGCCACCTTGTTGGACCTGTAAATTAGGTCTAGTTACAGGTCCTGTTGCTGCTGCTTTCATTGATGCCTGCTGGGCAGCACTTCTTGCTCCTGCTTCATCCAATGCTTCGATTAAGTGAGAAATTTTCATAGCTATTCCTACAAGAATAATGTTTTTATTTATATTGAGATTCTAAAACGAACTGCGTTCGTTTGCTGTTTCGCTCACGCTCACAGCACTTTTACATCGAAGATGCTTAATATCATCCAGATTTAATGGTCACACTTTGCCCAGGAAGGGCAAAGTTTGGCTTGAACATCATCCGAGTTAGCAAGTCACACAGCGTTAGAGCATTACAGTGGCGGTCAGCCGGTACCACGAGCTCCGTCTTATACTGACGGCAGGTCTATACAAATACGCTATCATCTGTATAGCCGTTAGGGAATTACCCTTCTTTTTGCCTTGTTATTCCTATTCAAACAACCAAGCCGCGGCATTTTGCGACCTTCGTCCTGTCAAGGATAGTGGTTGAGCACTCTTAACGGCGAGAGATTTCCGTCCCTGTGACCCGAGGTCCAGGTATAGGGCACAAGAAATTAACCTGTGCTAGTCTTATCCGTTTAATTTGCCTTTGATATGTGAGCCATGGACACGAACAGATATCTGTCCGTTATAATATTGGTCTGATTCTAAAACTTTGCGTGTAAATTGTTCTCTAGCTTCAATATAAGAACATTCTGCTTTAGATTTACAATAGTATAAGATTTCTCTAATAAATTTTTCTGGGCCTAATAATTCTACTTCTTTGTTTAAAGCATCATTGGAGCCATAATATGTTTGCCAGTCTGAGTCTATTTTGCTTCTAATTCTTTTTTTCTTTTTAGTGCCGTTTTTTAATTTGACAGTTTTGTAAGTTGTTCTTTTAAATTTGCTGAGTTTTTTGCCTATGTACATTCGTCCAGACAGTGTGTTGGTAATACAATAGACAAAACCAACACAATCCTCCGGTAGTTCTTCGACCACTTGACCTTGGTAAATCCAAGTCATTGATCACTTAGCAGCCTTGGCCTCTTTGCGAGCATTCTTCTCTGCGGTAATTTCATTGCGACGTAGTTTTACTGCTTTGGCTACTTCTGCCAATGCTTTACGAGCTCTAGTACCTGCGGCAGAATTGCCAGCAGTGAATTTTTCGTCTTCTTTTAAAAATTCTTCAAACAGTCTTTGAAGTTGTGCTGTTGTTGTTTCCATTTTTAGGTTTCCTTCCTCTTTTTAACGGATGTAATTTTCTATATTCTTGGGCTTGTTTTTTTAACCGTTTTTGTTCTCTAAGATTTTCTCTGTGCTCGTCGTAGGCTTCCCAACTGGCTTTTTGTAACTGTCTTTCCAATCTGATCATATGCTTCAGCGCAGATCGAACTGTTTTACCCGTTTCTAAACCCATATGGTTTAAAAAAGTGTAATGGTAGTTATGCAAGATCACAGCATAATCTATATATTTTGAATACAGCTCTTTATAAGCCAGTAATTTTTCATTCGACATAGTCTACATCTGTGCTATAGCTGGTAAAGCCATTTTCTTTGATTACACGAAGCACGTTGTTTACACGACCCATTAGTTCATCTTTATGGCTAATGAGGTATATGTTTTTATTACGCTCTCTGGCCATTTTCTTAAGAACTGCCAGAGCAGCTTCTACACCTGCACTGTCCATACCGGCGTCTACAAGCTCGTCAATGAACAACAAGTTGATACTTTGATATAGACCTTCCCAGACATCTCTAAAAGCAAAACTCATGCTTAGAATTAATCTGTTACGTTCACCGCGACTTAGATTATCAAAGTCCAAATCCTGTCCTAGCTGAGTAATTTCTACCGTAAGGTCGTTTTGAAAAATTACACGATGCGGTAGGCCCAGTTTATCAATATAGTAGCTCAGTCGCTTGTTGAGATATGTTAAGTTTTGATCAATAATTTTCTTACGAATAAAACTATCTTTGTTAGTCAACAGTTTATGTAAAAATTCTTGATGATCTTTTAGTTTGGTTAATTCGTTTACAGTTGTCCAATCAATTTCTTGTATGGCTGTTTTCTTTAACTCTTCGATCTGTTCTTCGTAGGGATTAACTTCATTAATCTTATCTGTGAGAGATTTTTCTAGACCTTCTAAATTATTTTTATGTCCTAGTGCTTCAGCTTCGCTGTCATAGAATGTTTCAGGACGTCTGGATAAAGTTCCAATTTCGTCAATACTATTTTTAGTTGTACGAAGATCGGTAGATACTTTGTTAAGATAAGTTTCAGCATCGGTTAGATTAGTCACGGCTACTTCTAACATCTCGTCATGTTTGTGATCATGTAAATCTTGTTCACAGGCCGGACACTTTTTGTCTGCTAGTTTTTCAATTTCTTTAGAATATTTGCTGACAGTTTTTTCAGCTTGATTTACCGCAGATTCTAGTGTAGCCTTTTGCTTGTTAAGATTTTTTAACTTAACATCATTGTCTAACCATTGTTTAAGCTGTTGATGTAGTACAAGTTCTTGTTCAATGTCTACACTTTCTAACTTCATAATAGCACGGCCGAGATTTTCTATATCTTGATCGTGTTTGGTAATCCACGCACTGCTTTTTAGTTGTAGACTGTCTATGCTTTTTTGTACATTTTCGTTGGCAGTTTTAATACTTTCAATCTTAAAAGTTTCTTGTTGAATCTGTTCTTTTGTTTCTTTGATTTGATTCTTAAGATTTTCAGCTTTGATGCTTAGAAGTGTAATACCAAGTAGTTGTTCAATAACTTCTCGCTGATCCGCAGCTCGCATACTTAGGAACGGTTCAGTGTAAGTGTTTAGAGCCACAAGATGCTTAAACATTGTGTGGCTCATTTCCAGCATTTCTTCAATGCTTTTCTGTGTTTCTCGGCTATCACCCTGACTTTCGTCTTCGGATTCTTCGGTCTTTAGTTGATTATCGTTGACAAACAATTTAAGAACATTAGGTTTACGGCCACGTTCAATGCGATATTTGTTGCCGCCCTTTTCAAATTCCACAGTGACCAACATGTTCTTACCATTGGTCTTGTTGATCAAGTTTTCTTTTTTAATATTAGTCAGCGCCTGACCATACAGAGCATAACTCAGTGCGTTGACAATAGTAGTTTTACCTGTACCATTGCGTGAACCTGTGTCATCGCCACCTAGATCCAAGTTAGAACCTAGAACTAGAGTGAGATGTTCTTTGTCAAAGTCTACAGCCTGGGTTTGATTACCCACACTTAGAAAGTTTTTAACAGTGAGATTATTGATTTTAAACATTATAAGTTATTGTAAATTTCCAGCAGTTTAGCCTTGTTAAACTGATCACTTTCAATGTTTACAAGTTGATCTGTAACGATTTGATCCACGCTTTCAAACTTAGCATCTGGATTATCGTCGATGGTAGTATCTAAGTTAGCCTTGTCTTGGATAAGACTGATTTCTCTAATATCGTGTTCTTCGATAAATGTTTCTTTGATAAAGTTAGCTTCTTCGAAACTGATATCTATATCAAGGTTGACCTTAAGATGCATTTTGCTTTTCATAATTTCATCTTTACGGTCAATTAAGTCGCTGAGTTTAATACTGCGATACTTAGGACAGTTGGGCCAGTCTAGATATTCGGGCTTTCCGTTCCATTCTAAGATCATCATGCCGCGAGCATCGTCCCACGAATCTGCAAAATTATGGGGAAAGGCATTACCAATGTAATGAATTTTACCTCGACTTTGTCGCTTGTGAAAGTGCCCGCTGAATACATAGTCTTGATGTACAAAGTGCTCGGCTTGAAGTTCACCGTGATCGGGCATCTGTACCATTGCGTTCATGTAGAACAGGGGCAATTCAAAGTGCCCGAACATGTATCGACTTTTAACTTGACTAATAGTTTTCCATTCGTCACCTACCAACCACGGCACTAAGGTCACATCACCTATGGTAGTTACGCTTTCGACCACAGTGACGCCTGGAATATGTCTACCAAACGCAGAGCTATGAATGTCACGCTTGTCTTTATAAAACAAGTCGTGATTGCCCGGAAACCAAAAGAACTGCTCAAAGGCAGAGCCTAATTTTTCCAAGCATCTTATACTAGAATCTAGGGTGACTAGATTAAGACTGTTTCTATTATGGCTCCAGTCACCGAGAAAAATACCAGTTTCGCAGCCGTTCTTTTTAGCCGTGTCTATAAACCAATCTACAAATTCTTCGCAGTCGCGAAGATGTGTAGTCGAATTTGATTTCAATCCAAAATGTATATCAGTAAAACACGCTACCTTTTTAAACAAGGACATAAAGTTCTCCCGATATTAGTGTAGCAGAATTACCACACATAGGTCAAGTCTTCAGGTCCTCTTCGATTAAATCTTCTTCGTCCTCGGGAGGCTCCTCACTCTTGGGCATACGGAAGTTTTTATAAAGTTCAGCCTGTCTAGCTGTTTCCTCTGCGTACTCGTGTTGATTTTGTCTAGTAGAGCTTGGAGTAAGTCCGTTCTCTTCTAGCATGTCATCGCGAATATTTTGATTTTTCTTTTCAATATTAAGAATTCTAGTAAATGAATTAGTAACAGCGGCAGTATAGTAGGCGAAAGGATTTTCTGATTTACTTTCGTCAAACTGTAGACCAATTTGACTCAGCTGAAGTATGGCCTGCCCTTTCATTTCGTCGATATAGGTATAGCCGCGCCAGTTAGATCTCTGTGCGTATCTTTCAGCTAGTTTGATAAACATGCGGCCGAGCCCCTCGGTGATCCTGCCGTGATCTTTGCTAAATTTGCCAGTTTTTACTCCGCCGTGCCAGTGACTTTTACCCACACAGACTAATTCGTCTTCATCTGTGTATTTCCAATGTTGAAAAGGTGGGAAGTTAATTTTTTCGTGGCTATCGGCTGTGGTCTTTGTAGTCTTTTTTCTACCAGGAGCCAATGGAATATGTTCAAACGTCATTATACGAATAACAACATCTGATTTTTGTATTGTTTTATAATTTGGTGTCACGTCAGCGAGTTTGATCTTCTTGTCGCCGGCTAATCTAGCAGCAGTGAACGCCTGTATGCCAATTCTTTTGGCTCTGTTACGTTTGGCTTCGGCTACAGTGCGTTGGTTAATTTTGTCTAGGCTAGGAAGAATAATGTCGTATTGACTGTATTCTGGTTTGCTAAAACTAGAATATGAGCATTTGCTCTTGTGAATTTCTGCTAGCAGATCTCTGTTGTTTAGGTATTTGACTTTTCTCGTTGTGGGTAATCCTAGGGTCATCTTATTGTTATTATCCTTTTGGTTTATTATAACATAGAGTAACACTATGTCAACCACTGCTATTATATGAGTATTTTATTTAGTGGTTAAATACGCTATAAAGGAACTAATATGGCTTCGAATACTTTTGGTCCAGTTAACTACGACCTAATTGGGTCTAATCAACCAGACCCGCTTGCTCGGGGATTCGGTGCCGCTGCGGCAAAAACAGGATTTGGTCGTCTAGCTCCTACTACGCAACCTCAGAAACCGGAAACTGCTAGTGTTAATGTTAAAAGTATTAGAGGAAATGGTGATAGTTCTGATCTACGAGCAAAACTGGTAGTACCAACTTCATATATTACTTATACTACTTCGGGCGGTGGAGTGCTTCGGGGGTTTGACGGAATAATTTTTCCCTACACTCCTACAATAACCTATGACGTTAAGGCAGATTACTCTCCGCAAGCTCCAGTACATACAAATTTTTCGCAGCATTTTTATCAAAGAAGTTCCATCGGAACAATCAGTTTAACAGCTAAATTCACTGTTCAAAACGAAGCAGAAGCTAAAGTTTATATTTCTGTTATACATCTTTTAAAAGCATTGACAAAAATGCGAGTAGGTGACGACAAACTAGCAGGTAGTCCACCGCCTGTGTGTAGATTAAGTGCTTATGGACCCTTTATGCTGGATAGAGTACCAGTTGCTGTAACCTCATTTAGGGTTGACTTACCAGATACAATTGATTATTTTACTCTAGGCAAACTTAGCCCAGATCCAGTATTTGGCAATGTATCAGTGCCTACATTATCTACTATTTCAATTAACATGTTACCGATGTTCAGCCGCGCAGAAATGCAAAACTTCTCCATTGACAAGTGGTTAAGTCAAACAGCAACCAGTGACTTTAAGAAAAAAGGATATCTATAAATGGCCCGATATTCACAGACCAGTCCATATTTTTCTACCCAGGTCGTCAACGGATACTTAGATATTGCTACGTTCAGAGATTTTCCCAAAGACGTAGATGATGTATTTTGGGAAATTACTAAAACTTATGAAAATAGGCCAGACCTGTTAGCGTTTGATCTCTATGAAGATGTTAATCTATGGTGGGTGTTCGCTGTTAGAAACCCAAGCGTATTAAAAGATCCTGTATTCGATTTGGTAGCTGGTAAAAAAATTTACCTTCCTAAATTATCTACATTAAAAACAGCTTTAGGAATATAAAATGTCAGAATCGGTAATAGATAGAAAAACAGCTATCAATACAGAAACCGGTGAACAATACACACCACTGCCTGAACAAGAAACAACCTTCGCCGGTACTGTTACAGTCACTGGACAGAGATTAAAAAAAGATAAACCAGAATTTTATTCTGGAAATGTTTTAAGCAAATATAGGTCCTATACCTACAATTTTACACTGGCTGCTTTGCCCAGTGATCAGATCAACGATCCTAAAAGCTATCAAAATAAAAAATTTGATTTTGTTATTTTAAAATCTAGCGGAAAAGGTAGCGATAAGTTTGTTGCTGATTCATCAAAAGGAGTGGTAGTAAAATTACGTCCTGAAGAAATAACAGATAGCGCTGACAAATCAACATTTAATGATCTTGGTTTGGGTAAAGACTTAGTTAATGAATTTAACAAAAACAGTCCTGGCAGATTTGACATGTTTATAAACGATGTCGAAATTGAAACCCTGATGGCGTTTACTCCAGGAACAAATGCTACCTTAGCCACAGGAGTTAAATTTGATGTATTTGAACCCTATAGCATCAACGGTTTTATTCAAGCACTTCATGTAGGGGCAGTTTCTGCGGGTTATACCAGTTATCTTGGCGCAAGTTTTGTTCTGAAGATGAGTTTTATAGGTTATCCTGATTCTAAAGAAATATCTGATCCTGAAATTGTTTCAAATTCTACAAGGTATTTTTTATTAAAATTTAAAAATATTGAAGTTGAATTAACAGATAAAGGCACAAGTTATAGATGCGAGTGTATTCCTTTCCATGAAGCCGGGTTTGGAATAGCTAACGTATTAACATCAAATGTCAAAGCTGAAGGAAAGAAGGTTAAAGAAATTTTAAAAAATTTCATGACAAACATCAATGAACAAATTAAAAAAGATGCTAAAGAATCTAGAGAAAGAAAAGATTCTAATTTACTCGATGAATATGATATAAAATTTGCAGACGAAGATTTTGACACAGAAGATGATAAAAATATATTTGCTGATCAAGAAGTAGTAGAACTCTTTAAACAAGAAGCCGTTTATAGTTTTGCAGATTATGGCAATGAAAACGAAGTAGACGACAAAGGCAGGAAAAAAGCATCAGCAGATCCTAACACAGCCAAAGCAGCAGCCGAAGGAGACCCAGGTAGTGTTAGGTTAAGCATAACAAAACCAGTGATTCAATTTAATGCCAATCAGCGTATCAGCGAATGTATTGCTGCGGTGATAAGAGACAGTAACTGGGGAAGAGATCTACTTAAAAGATTAGGCGAGCCAGGTAATAAGTTAATAGATGCTCGTGGTATGGTAGATTATTTTATTGTTGATGTATCTCTAGATCAAAAAGGATTTGACGAGGTGTTAAATCGGCCAGTGTACAAATACACTTTTGTGGTAGCACCTTACAAAATACATTTTACTAGAATTCCTAGATTTAAAACAGTAAAATTTGACGAACGAGTTTTAGAAGGTATTCTAGCAAGAAAATACAAATATTTCTATTCTGGTGAAAACAGCGATTAAATAAATTTTAAACTTAATTTTAATTCTTTGTTTTTTGAAGCTGTTCCTAAGGCGCTTGGCAACAGCTCTTATTCTCCGTCTGCCGATGCTCTGGCCAAGAACGGAGAACCAAAGCCTATATTTGTGGGAGTGAATAGGCAAAATCAAGCCAATGATCAAAATGGCTCGCCTCCTCAGTACGCAGATGTTCGAGCATACGACCCTACAAACATTGGCACAGCCGGCCCACCTAACCTTGGACCATTTGCTGTGCTGGCCAGAAACATGCACGAAGCTATTGTGAATTCTAGTGTGTCGCTAATACAAGGTACAGTAGAGCTTATTGGAGATCCTATATATCTAGTAACTCCTTCTCCTGGAAAAAATAAACCTACATTTTTAGATGACGGAGTCTTTACAGACACAGGCGAAGTTAACTTTATGGGCGGCGATGTCCTAATAAAAATTGCTTTTCGAAATCCAGTCGATATCGATGAAAATGGATTTTATAAGTTTGATCAAAATCAAGTGCCCTACGGTGGCGTGTATAGAGTTATCAGTGCTAAACATTCTTTTAGAGACGGAGTTTTTAAACAAACACTGACCATACAGAGATTAATGGGTCAAATTCTAAGTCAACCTAATATTCAGGAAGAAGAAATTAAGGACCGACAAAAAATTGTAGCCAACCCAAAAAATGCAGTCACTGCCGACGTAACGAAGGCACTGGCCAGTCGTCCTTCCACCAGAGGTTTAAATTTACTAGGACAGTTACAAAACTTAATAACTTCTGGTGTTCAAGCCGGCTCCAGTGCTTTACAGTCTCTAACAGCGCCATTATCAGAATCACTTCGAACATTGAATCAAAATATTGATCAAGTCGGCCAAAGTATCAATGATGTTACGGCTAAAATTACATCAGTAACACAGGGTGTAAAATACGATATAGCCAAAGCTTCGGAAAAGCTAGGGATACCAGCTAGTAGTTTTGCCAATGCTAATCCTGTGGCTTTATTAGGTCTAGTGGCTCTAAGTAAAAATTTACCTCAAGGCACAAATTTAAAAGCATCTGAACAACAAGGTGTAAATTTAAATTTTCCTGCAAACAAACTTATAAATTTACCGCCGCCTCAGCCTAAAACTACTGCTCCAGATGCCGAACAAAATCAAGCTGATATTGCTAATCTGCTTAAAGTGGGGGGTTTGGCCGCGCTAGCATCTGCGTTTGGAACAAACAATCCTAATAAAATATCTAATTCTGTATTACCTGCCAGCCTCGCAAAAAATTTAACACGGCAATTTAGCAATCCAGGTATAGCAAATCCGTTAACTGGTATAAACAATAGATTTACACAACCAGATACTCAATCTATTACAGGTAGTTCTTTATCTACACTAAATCAAGTAAGCAAATCTGTGGAAGTAAATTTAACCGTATCCGGATCTGTTACAGATAATTCTTTAGATAAATCTGTAACAACTAGACTGGGAAGTTTAACGCAAAGTCCATTGGTAAGGTTAAACGACCTTAATAACAAATCATGAGTCAAACAGAAACTAGAAAACCGGGAAAGTTAGCCAGTCCTGGGCCTTATCTTGCTGAAGTTGTCAACAATGCAGACAAATCTTATATGGGAGGCCTTGAAGTAGCCCTTTATAGAAATCAGGTCACTCCTATTGACCTCCAAAGTTGGACTACTACGGTTAGATACATGACTCCTTTTTATGGAGTGACCAGTCACAGGTTTGAAGGCAATAACAGCAGCGACTATAACGATGTTCAAAAAAGTTATGGTATGTGGTTTGTTCCTCCCGATGTAGGGACAAAAGTTTTAGTGATGTTTGTAAATAGTGAAGTTAACCTTGGGTATTGGATTGGCTGTGTACCTGATACATTTCAAAATCAAATGGTGCCCGGCATAGCAGCCACAGTTAACAGTCAAATCACAGAAGAACAAAAAAGAAGATATGGAACTTCACTGCTACCTGTAGCTGAAGTACATAAGAGCAGTCAAACACTAAATGAAAATAAAGATCCTTATTACATAAAGAAAGCTGTACACCCTTTTGCAGATCGTTTGTTAGCTCAGGGATTGTTGTTAGATACTGTAAGAGGTGTGACCAGTAGTAGTGCTAGACGAGACAGTCCTAGCAGTGTATTTGGTATAAGTACACCTGGTCCATTAGATGAAAGCCCTGGTGCTAAAAAAGGTAAGTTGGGCTTTACAGGCAACAGACAGTTCTTTGTTAGTAGACTAGGTGGCAGTACCTTTGTTATGGATGACGGCGACAAAGATGGATTAAATGAGTTAGTTAGAATAAGAACTAGAACAGGACATCAGATTCTGTTACATAACAGCAGTGACCTAATCTACATCGCTAACAGCAAAGGTACTGCTTGGATCGAATTAACTTCAAATGGAAAAATAGACATCTATGCTCAAGATTCGGTAAGCATAAGAACAGAGAACGATTTTAATTTTAGAGCAGACCGCGACGTAAACATAGAAGCTGGTAGAAACATTAACCTTAATAGTAACGGCGACTTTAATCTAAATGTTAAACAAGACTATAATCTAGTAGTGGATCAA